TTTCAGGGCCACCTATCTGCTTCATACGTGTCTTGGGCTTGCCTATATCCACCGGAGGATAAACAATTGGTTTAGGACCTATTTTTTGAGCCTGACGATGCATGGGATCAACCGGGGCGGTTGTCGCAGTTGCTGCTGCAGCTTTTGCCGCGCGGGCGGTGGTGGCGGTCGTGGCTGCAACTTCACCCCCAGCCTCTGGCGGAACGTCTGTTGCTGCAGCTTCGCCTCCAGCCGCTGCAGCGGCAGCTTCTGGTGGAACGCCTGCTGCAGTAGCTTCTTTTTCTACTCTTTCTTGCCAGCGTGCAATAAATTCTCTAAAATATCCAGCTTTGGTTCTATAAGAAATATCTTCAATAAAACTCATGAGATATATCATTAAGTGGTGAAATTCATCCGGTCGATCAATATATTGTTTAATCATTGCTTTCAATTTTGTTTGTTCAAAACGCTTCCGTATTTTACCCACATCCGGGGAAAGGAGTCTTCGGGGGATAGCGCCCCTCATAGTGAGCTTGTCAACGCCTTTTCGTAAAAAGTCGCCAACACTCTTAATGCCTTTTTTAAATCCTCCAGGTTCAACTTCTTGCATCAAAATTTTGATTGTTTCTTCTCGAATAATCTCTTCTAAACCAGTCAACTTCGAAGGATCCATGGTCACTAATCCATGTTTTTTTCTAAATTTTTGAGCCTGACGATGCATGGGATCAACCGGGGCGGTTGTCGCAGTTGTTGCTTCAGGTTCAGCTGATTTTTCTGGCTCAGGCGGGGTTGCGGCGGGTTCTTCCTTTTTCTTCTCGCCTTCTCCTTCGCCGGCTTGTATAGATTTCATCAAATCCGTTAAAACCTTACGCATTATTTGAATTTCTCTTTTTTTATCTTGTTCTACTAACTCACCAACAAAATACGCAATTAAGTCCATAAATTCATCTTTTTTATTAATCAATCTAGCAACCAGCTTTCCCAATCTTGCAGCTTCGAACACCTTTGCAATTCGCTTCATGTCGCTTGTCCAATCTTCGGTGCGTTCAGCTTCGGCGGCTCTTGCCATTGTTCGGGCGTGGCCTCCCGGTGATCCACTGCCGATGTATCCTCCAAGCTCGGCGCCGAATTCATTAACAGTTTCTTCTTTAATAATTTTCTCTAGTTGTGATCTGGTTAACTCTTTATTGGCTTCTTCTTGAATAATTTGTTTAAGTTGTGATTTGGTTAGTTTCATTTATTTTTCCTTGGTCGACCCCTTCGACGCACTACCTTGAGTTTGTTACATTTCCCCGGGCAATTCTTGCAAGCGCAACAACCACAACAACAGCAGCAGTGATTTTGATTAAAAAGGTTTGCTAATCGATGCAATAATCCTTTCATTATTTTATTTCTCCTAAAGCTTCGTACAATAAGTAGTCGTTAGGATCACATAATACCGCTTCGTTTTTTCTATTTAAAAATTCTTCTTTTGTCATTGAACCAATATCTTCATAACCGGATGTGGCAATTTTATACACTTCAATTCCATAATTTAATAAATCTTTTATTATTCTTTTTGACTTGTTTTCGGCATCAACATCCAAACCAATATAAACTGGTGTATCATTTTTTACAAGCATCTGGAACAACTTGGAATTCTCGCGCAAAGTAGAACCAAGAATTGGAACAGAGTTTGGACCAGCAATCATTGCATCAAAGATGCCCTCAACAATTATTAAATCTTGATCGAAATCTAAATAAAGCTCATTAAATATTATATTCTTTGATGCTTGAGGGTTTAAATATTTTTTCCAAGCTCCATTAAATGTTCTTGCAACAAAATAATTTACATAACCTTCTTCATCAAAAGAAGGAATAATGACTCTATTGTTATATTCGCCTCGCATGCAGCATCCAATTTTCCAACGAATAATATCTTTTTTTGATATTCCTCTGTTCTCCAAATAATTTAAAGCAGGGGTCATTGCCAAAGGAAGATCTTCATTTGTAAGAGATACAAATTCTTGTGGCAAATCAAATCTTTGCAATGGTTCAATTTCAGTTTCTTCTAAGAATAAATCATCAAATTTTGTTATATCTTCTCGACCATTTAATTTATCCCACTTTTGGAGTGTGCGGAAGTCGCTATATTTTCTTATAAGACGACGAAGAGAACGGCCATAATAATCACAAATCCAACATTTAAATGCACCCTTCTCTAAATTAATAGAGAATTTGCGCTTGTGATGTTTACACTTTGGACAATGAAAAAGGCATTCATCATTTGAATGATGAAACTTTCCAAAAATGCTTTTTAGGAGTTGGAGTTTCTCTCCTTCCATAAATTATAACCTGCTCTCGCGATAATTAAACTGTCTGTCCGATCATATGATCCTGGTTTCGGGTTTCCTTGTTTTGTATATTCTACCACAAAATTTGGTTCATTGTCAAGAACATATTGAAGAACAACTTTTTTTGCTTTTTCTCCACGAGGAATTTTAATTCCATTTGATTTTCTTGCAGTCGATGCTCCAATATATTCTGGTTCAATTCCCATATCATTTTGACAGATATATGAAATTATACCATTGAACTTTGCTAATGTCAATAAAGTCTTTGCTGAAGAAAATCCGGGCCTAAATGCTTGCAAAGATTGTTCGATAAAAATATATTTAATATGAAATTGTATACTTAAATCTAATAAGCGCCCCTTTACTAGATTTGCCTTATTAAATAAATCCGGGAAATGATTTTTGTTTCTCATATCCCAAGCTTCGCAATATAATAATTTGCTATTGTTATCAAGAACAGTCGCACCAGTTATTGATGTCGATATGTCTAAACCAAGAAACACTATTACATTGTACTAAAAATCTAATTTAATTTTAAATGTTAGATTATCAATTTCTCGTTTTCGAACTGGAGTTGCTAATTTGCTTATTCCGATAAGATTCCTATTTTCATCATAGATTCCAATCTTTGAAACAAAAGTATGTTTATCAAAACTAGCACTATAATTTTTATGAGAACTTGAAACTATATTTTTAATCGGTGTTTTGTGTCCTTCAAAATATCCAAGAGCGCCGGTTGATTCAAAGTTAGCTGAATTAAACGTAACATAAGTTGGATTATTGGAATGATTCAACCTTCCCTTTGGAGCATGAGCTAGCATTGTTCTGGTTGGCACATAATTTGTACCAGAAAGCGAAATATGGAAGAAGGCATCATCTAAAGAGTGATCGCCTGTCCTCAAATTATCTTTTGCTTCCATTGATAAATCATGACTACGATCACCAACAACTGTTGGGTCACCGATGGATAGCGAAGGATTTCCGGCATCTCCTGAACCACTAGTTAATCTGGCTCCAAAATAAGTCCATCTTGGATAATCATTTGCAATTCCATCATTTTTATAATCACTTTGAGTATTTTCATCGAGATTCCAACTTCCTGTTAAAATTATAAAACCTTCATTATAAAGAACAACTCCTGCAATTGGATGATCTTCGCCCTCGTCCAGCCCTACTAAAGAAGAAGTTAAACAAGAAGGAGCGGCAACCCCAGTAATTCCCGATATCATAAACTCGTAGTCCGGCGGAGGGGCTTTTTGGTTCCAATCTGCAAACCCTATCATGTACGCTGTATTTGAACCTTTTTCATCTGGAATTATAAAATTTGTTGATAATGGCGGATCTCCTATTAAATTAGAAGTCGGGCCAGTTGTTGGGTTTTCCTCTAATTGTGCAGCCTCTGTGTCTGTGACCTCGCCCATCCTCCACCATGAAACTAAATTGCTATATTTAGAATGGGTAACTAAGTTACAAGCCTTGCCACTGTTATATATTTCCCCAACTTCGTCTTCGTCTAAATTGTCATTCCAAATACTGACCTCATCGATGTGTCCTCTAAAACGATGTCCAATCAGTGTTGGACCAACGTTGTCACTTATTCCAGCTGAAGGAGTGACTGTTTCCGTTATTGACTTTGATACCCCGTCAACATAAACTACGGGATTGTTGGCCGCTAGCGCGCCGTCATATGAAACAGCTATATGGTGCCAAGATCCAAGTGAAAGTTCTCCTGCGACCTTCCATCTTCCGTTAACGTTCACGTTGTCGGTTTTTAAGGTTTCGAAATAGATCCTAGCACCTCCGGCGCCGTTGGGGATTGGATCGATCCACAACTTCCAATTGTCACTTGTGTGAATGAGAGTGTACCAAGCCAAATTCGCACCTGGAAGCTTCAGCGCGTTGACCCACATTGAAACCGTAAGAGAAGATAGTCCAGATAACGAATTATCCACCGAGGGAACCTTAATAAAATCAGCAAAATTCGGCTCGTTCGACGATATAAAAACATTGGACACGGCAGAGGTTTTCGCAAAGCCATCAAAAAACACAGAACGTCTACTAAAGGGAACGGTAGTTATATCAATTAATTCACCATTCTTTTTTATGTCGCGTGTTCGTCCAACTAACTTTCCCTTTACGTAGAATTTTAAATCTACAGAACCTCTTTTGATACAATTCCCATAATATATTGATGGAATACTAATAAGGTTTAATTCTTGTGTATCCTTTCTCCAGCCATCAATGGAAGAAGAAAATACATAATGACGGCTCATGGGAGAATAATAATTAAGAGTATTTCTCAAAGCTTGAATACGAGGTCTTGCTGTATAAAGGGCGCCGGCGTCTCCTTTTGTAACAAGTTCAATAGGGTCAGGGGGAAATGCTTGATTCCAAGCTTCAGCTGCGTTCGCTGGTTTTGTAGCTTCTGGTTGGTCAAAAACATTAGCATCTTCTTGGCTATCATAAAAATTTCTTTTGATACTGGCAGATAATGGATAACTACCAGTAATCATCTGCCCCCACTCATAATGAGCATTATATTCGGTCTCTGTAATATGCTTGAATTTTAAATTTTGATCTGAATTTTTTTCAACATATGGAAAGATTAAACTTTTAACACCATCAGTGTTTGTAGGATTTTCTGCTGTAGTGTTATTCGGATTTTCAGGATCGTTATTATTATCGTTTTCTATTGTTTTTGGAACAAATAGATGATCATCTTTATTTCTATCAACATTTAATTCATATAGGCTAATATTTCCTGGAGGGACACCGGGAACGCTAGCAGTAAATGCACCACTTATTTGTGGTGTGTTGTTGTAATAAACTTTTCCATCGTATATAGAAAATTCACTTACTGGATGAGTCTTTATGACATTATAGAATAGGTCATTTTTCTTAAATTTATAATACGGCATCTCAATTTAAATAGTTGTGCCAATGATTAATAATCAAGTCTTACTCTCAAAGTGATCTCGTTTGTTGGATCTTTTTTCAACGGTTCGGATAATTTAGCAACTGCCAACAATGCATTATCTGAACCATAAAGACCAATAGACGTTACATACGATACCGGCAAGTCAGAATTAGTATTTTTAACTTGAATTTTGCTAGCTGTTAAATATGTTGGATTTGAACTATAATTAAATTCATTGTGATTCATTCTGCAGAAATGAATTGTAGAATTTAGTTCTGTTGTATTTTGAAACTCAATATTGTCGAGTCGATGACGAAGAGCATTTGCCGTACCACTAATCGAAGAGGATACTAACATATGCCTGAATGATAAATTGTCGTCATCTTTTGTAAGTCCATTGCCAGAACCAGTCATATTAATATAGTTGTCATTATCATGATCAGCGTTTCCTTGAACTTGAGAAGAATCAGGTACATAAAACATTGAAGCTGAAAGAACAACAATGCCTGCTTGATAATAAACAAGACCAACTGGTTTTCCTCCTTCTTCAGGATCCGGAGGTTCCGCCGACATTGTTAATATTGCATAATCTCCCGCCGGAGAATCTGTATAATAAGTCGTGTCGCCGTAATCATAAAAAGTTCTAGAGCTTCCATTATAATTATGCGCTGTGGTGTATGTTGAGCCTGTTCCAAAAGACATAGTTAAAGAACCTTTTTTGATTTCGTCTTTAATCAAAAGTCTAGAAAAGTTGATAAAATATGCTTCGCGAATTTCGTCACCGCCAGGAATTTTAAATTCCTTAATTGAACCAGTGTGATCATGCCCTACCAGAATTTGAGCCATTTGATTATATATATTAAGCTTTTCAGTGTTTTGAGCGTTGGTTCCATCAACAACTGCTTCGCCGGAAACCCAAATTGATGAAGTGGCATATCCTACAGTAATATCAAAAATATGATTAGCAGAAGAACTTAAATACGGATAATCAAAAACAGATTGGAACATTCCGTGCGAATAATTTTTAATATTGCCTTCGGCAGGGAATTCAGTTGCTGTGCCGTCGATGCCGTAAGTCCCTGAAACGATTGTTCCTGTAACCGGCACGGTCTCATGTAATAAAGTTCTAGTTGTTGTAATATCGGTATTTGATATTGATTTAAACGAGGTTGCCATATTTTATACCTTTTTAACAATTCTAATTGGAATATCTAACTTATAACCAGTCGTAACTCCTACGACTCTGACTGTAGTATCAATATAATCTACACTTGGCGAACTTGTAGTTGACCCTGCAGGGTTTGTCCAAGTCTGCCCTGTTTTTCCAAGTTTTGTAAACAATGTTCTACTTTGTTGAATTTCCAACGATGTTCTAATTTTGAATTCAAGACGAGTTCCGCGAGGACCTCTGATTTCATCTTCAATTTTTGCTTCTCCTGTTTGATTTCTAATATCTGTAACAAAAGCTGAATCTGTCTCAAGAGTCAGATAATAAGTAACCATAAAATCATCATCTCCACGAAAACTTTCACCTAAACGAATAAAATTGGGCGAAGCAGAAATTACCCCATCGCTATTAACAATAGAACCTAACCTGCCATCAATTTCAATCATATACTGAGTTTCAAACAAGTCGGGATCTATAGTTTGTGTTGGTTTGACATCTGTATTATCAATTCCCTGATCTGCTTTAATATATGCTGCTCCTTGAACTGTACCTTCTATATCTACGCCGTTAATAAATCCATCAATTTGTTTACCATTGTTTGGAACAATTCCAGCATCTTTGGCTAATCCCGAGCTAGCAAATGTTCCCTGCGCTGTGTCGGCGTCAGCTGCAACAACGAACATATTTAATGCATTGCTGGTTGAATGTAGACGATTATTATCCATACTTTGATTTAACTTTATCATTGGAAGATAAAGAAGATCGCTTCTAGAAATTGATATGAGTTTCGATTTCAGAACTGCGGTATTATTTGTAAACGCTTCTAAAACTGGGGTTTTAAGAATATTAAGGTCCCGGTTTGCAGAATCGAGCGTCAAGTCATAAAGGTTGTAATCAACTTCGTCATCACCTACAGCGAATTGAGTAATTTTAAAAGATCCATCACCCTTTGCAAGCCTCATTCTTCCTAAGTCTGTTAAAACCGCATCAAGAATTATATCGCCAGAGTTATCTAAAAATGCCATGTTTATTTTCCTCTATGTAAGTAGTATTTTATTATAAATAGTCTTTTTTTTAATTAAATCCAATAAAAATGATTAAATTATTGTTTTACAAATCACTGTTTTTTAGAGTCTTTTAAACAATATTTATATTAGAACAATGGAATCATCTTCTTCCGCAGTTTCGTTATGATTTATTTTAAATTTAAGATTTATATCAACTTGTTTCCCTGTTTTTTTAGAAGTTAATTTAACTTTAAAATATTTCTTCTTGCCATCAACTACTTCATTGTTTTTATCTTCAAAAATTTTATATTGTAGTTCTGGTAGCCCTATCTTGGTTTTTTGGCCAACACCTAATAAATACGTGCCGGCTGTTTGTGTCTCATAATCAGGCGGAGTTGTGTCCAAATCAAGTAATGATTGTTGTAGTGTTGGGAGAATACGTAAATATTTTCTCATAGTTTTTGTTGCTTGTAAATTATTTTCAAAATCAAAATCAACAATGTTTATTATTGGGTATATTGTTCCGCCATCATTAACAATCTCAACTTCGTAAACAGCAGTTGGATTTGAAAAATGTCCAAAGTCGTCAATCACTCTAAAAGTATAATAATATTTTTTATTAGGAAGAATTGACGTATCTTTAAAAGACACAGAAGTACTCCGCTCAATAATTTTTTCTCCAAACTCATTTTTATAACTAATGTTTGTAGGCTTGATGCCCGGTATACCATCGGGTCCAATCAATTTGCCACTAGTAAAATCAGAATATGATTTTGGTTTTTCTTCTATTCTATATATTTCATATCTTTTAACGTCTTTAGTGTTAAATAAAATCGTTCCATCGTTATCCATTAAACTTGAATTATTTATGATTATTTGCCATATGTCATATAATAAATCATTGTCCTCGGGATTAATTCCAATTATAAAATCAGTATGTACGGTCCCTGCAGAAGCATTTAATAAAAACAAAAGTGCGGTATCCGTATTTTCATACGGAACAACTTCAACATTCGGGGGAGAAGGAATAGAAGAAGCTTCTACATTTTTAGTAGCAGAGCCGGGAGACAGGCCCCCTAAAGAAGAATATGGAATTTCAACCATTTTAACACACGGTTTGGAGTGCGCGGAAAAATCGAAACTATATCTCATGCCGCGCGCGCCAGTGGATGTCTCATACTCTTCCCCACCAAAAACGTCATCCCCGAATTGATTTATATAATGATCAAACCCATCTTTCCCTTTCTTCTCCCCGATGATATGGGCTAGCCCAGCGGTCGAGGTAATCGTTTGCTCGAGATTTATTGAGTGGCCATGGAATGTATAGTTATATTTAGTTCCATATATAGCGCACCATGCATAAATTACATATTTATATTCCTCATTGTTAATAATTTGACTATCTATAAAATATTTTGGATTAAATTCTGGATGGTTTGGAATAAAAATATTTTGGATTAAATTGTTTTCTGAATCTTTCTTTTGAATTCTCCAATAAACTATTTCGGAATTTGCTTTCTTGCCATCTAATATATCTGTAAAAGTTCTCGTTTTTCCGCCATTATCAATAAAATCAAGTACACTTTTTAAATTATCGTCATCAGAAGTCTCGCTAAAAAATCCATTAACGTTTGATATGGCAGCAGAAAAATCTTCTGCCGGGCCTCTTTTAACAAAGAACTGAAGAGGATCTTCAGACCCGGGAACGTCTAAAAACATATGATTCGTTTTATAAGAATATATATCTTCCCAGGTCATGCCAAATCCGGAGGCAACGAATGTGGTGGGCCACTTTACCTGCATCTCATATAAAGAGCAAAAAGAATTATCACTAGAATCGGAATAGGAAGAAAAATCATAAAAATTAAAAGAATTCCTATTTGTATAAACATGAGGATTGCCGGTGTCATATGACGAGTAGCTTAGGCCCGGGCAAGCTAATATTTCATCATCACCACTAAACAAAGAAACCTCGCTGCCGTCGACGACCCCGGAAGGTATTTCAACTGGATCGTATTGGCCAAATGGAACCTTCTCGCCTACTCTCTCTGCAATTGCTTTTAATACAACATAATCTAAATTCCAGCGATCCAATGATTTAAGTAAACTTTTTTCGTTATAAATAGGTGTAAGCATTTCGCACGTTAAGCCAGCAGGGAAATAAAAACTATTTTTGGAGGTCTGCATTTGCTCAAGTACACTTTGCATGATTACAATATTGGAAAGTTTTGTCATATGAGCATAAAGGCCGGCGTAGGCGTCTTCGAAAGCCAATTGGGGAGATGTCTCGAGAGCAGTCATATACTGTTCGACGTATTCCTGAATATGCTCCGGTGTCTGCCCCAAACTTGTTACCGCGCTCACACTGTTGAAAGTTATAAGCTGTTTTAAATAACCTAAGTAATTCGCAAGCTCTGAATATTGATCATCCTCTTGAGGCAGATTCTTAACCATCTCATCAACAAATAAATGCAAATCATAACAATTAAAATTAGGAAGTAATACATCCGAATTTGTTGTATAGTCGAGCATTTGTACGGCTTGATCAAGATCTTGCTTTGGCAGCTCTTCATTAGTTAATATTTCGCTTGTTATTGAGGCCCATGGGGTGCCGCCGGCGCCGGTGGAGTTTTGTTTTAAAGCCCCAATTTCTGTAACATAGTCATAAAATATCGGATTAGTGCGCGTTACGGTGCGCCCATCGTCACTCATGGTTACGATCTGCGCGGCCCATATATTATATATAAAATTAAAAAATCTTTCTTTTTTATAATCATTATATTTAATTGTGGCTTCGCTGGTTGGAACGTCTATGTTCACATATACCCTAAACTTCTCGGTGGCGGTGGTCATGCCCTGAACCGAACCAGCGCCTTTTGCGGCGATCTCATATTGGGGGTGCTCGTTGAGCGACGTGGGATCGATCGTCATATGTAAATAACTTGTAGACGTCAAAGACTGGTTGTCCTTGATTTCCGTGGCGTTGGTGGGTGAAGTATCATATATAATAAAAGGAGTGTTAAGGAAAATTCCATTACCAGCTTCAATTGAGAAAGGCGCGGCGCTCGATTGACCCGGGATGGGCCAGGCAAGATGTTGGAGTTTAACGCTTCCATCGGAGATGGTATACCATAAGCATCCCAAATTTGTTCTTATGTGATCATTCGACACATCATAGCCGTAATCCATCAGTTTATCAACCTTGTTGCCGACAAAACTTTTAGCATGATTCACTTGTGCTCCATTCCCAATGAGATCCTCATTTTGTATATCATTATAGTGAACATATAGTGGCCAATAAGGCGCATTATTGTGACCCATAAACAAAGAAACTGGATTTGTTAAAACAGATTGAATCTCTGCCATCGGTGGGACTGGTGCTGTCTCTGTTGGATCTCCGGAACCTGCTGCCATTTTTTTTATAACCTTCTAAAATTAAATAGTTTCAATATGAACTTCCACCTTGAGGGCCCTGCAGTGTGTCTCTTCCAGCAGTACCACGTAGTGTGTCTCTTCCAGCAGTGCCCCGTAGCGTGCCTCTTCCGGGGCGGGTGGTGGGTTTAATAAAAAAGGACTCATTATAAGTGGGATAATTTCCTGTTTCTGGGATATTAAATTTAAGATTTTTATAATCTACAAGCCTACACAATATAAGACTTCCTTGAGAAATTCTATCAAAAGATTCTAATTTTTTATATATTGGTTTATTCATCAGCACATTGTCATTGTTAGCTATTTCATAACCTTCAAATGTTTGAATTTCCTTTAAGTTAAAGAAATTAACATAAATATAGCCTACTAAATTCATTATACTAGGATCGGAAAGTTTTTCAACTATAAGCTTCCGCATTAATGAGTCTATCTTATTTTCCACGTGGAATGTGACACCGAATTCGGATGCAATATAATCATAATATTTAATTAATACTTTAATTTGATTTGGAAGAGACGAAACTTGTTCATAACTCGCATCTTTTAGTAAGGATGGAATATGATATTTTTCAATAGGATCAAAAGGAAATTTATCATTAAAAATTTCTCCTGACAATACAGTAATTAAAAGTTCGCTTGGATTAATTTTTTCTTCGAACAAATCAGATTCCTCCGATGTTTTAGGAATTTTAGAAGAACTGGTATCATCAGTGTCATGAGGTGCTTTGGTCTTTTCTGTTTCGCTCTTGTCGGCAAGAGTGGCTTTAAAAGACTCTAATATTTCAAAATTTTTTATTTCTCTAAAATAAGTTGATAAGTTTTCTATTAAGAAATCTTGATTCTTTAAAAGGTCCCCGCGTGTCTCCCCGATGCTTCGGGCATATGCAAACAACAGTGAAACTTGATTATCCTTCACGTGAGAACTTATAATATATTTTAATAAATAATAATTATATTTTATCAAATCATCAGCAGTTAAATGAGTCAATTTGTCGGAATGCATCAATTCTCGAGAAATGCCAATCCCTCCTGTTTTAATTGAGTATGGAGATAAAAATGATAATTTTTGCAAACTTAAATCTAAAGCTCGATCAAATTTATGAGTTGTGATGTTTGAAACATCACTAGCAAAATCAATGAAATTTAATAAATATTTTGATTCTTCAAGGCTCACTCTCTTATGTAGATCATTACTATCGTATATAACTGGACCAGAATTACTTGCGAACTTACCTGAAAAAAGATCATCCATATAATCTGCACCATAGTTTCTAGGATTTAATTTCATATCATATGTCTCGTTAAAACGATGTCTAATAACTATTCGACGGCCAGATGTCCTATGGGTGCTGCTGGGGTGGTATCCCCCAGATAAAGGATCCTTTTTTGTAGCCCCGCCTTCAATTGAAGAAATAATATCATCTAACATCTTAATAAACTGAGTAAGAAAAGTAGCAATTTTTTGTCTACCAAACTTTGATAATAAAAGATTTTTTAGCCTTATACTATAGTTCTTTTCTTCTTCGAGACTAATTTCTTTTAAAGAATAAATTTTGCAATATTTCACAATTTCTTTAACAATCCTACTGTGCCAGCTAGCAGGAAGAACACTTAAACTATAAATATTGTCATAAATAGAGTCTGATAAAGAGTTGTTTTTTGAAAGAATCTTATTTTGAACATGTCTTAGAGACGTAATATCTTTATCTATAGACCCGTAAATATTAGAAAAATTTACTTCAAACCTGGCAGAATATCGATATGAATTATATATATTTTTAGAATGGTTGGTTGGGGGCGTCACAAATGAATAATGTAGCACAAAAGGATCATCAAGTCTCTCCGATATTGATGATTTAATGCGTAAGCGCTGAATTTTTCTTATTCTTGTTCTTCTTTTTCTGCCGCGGGACCATGCCGAAGAGATAGAGGGTTCTTCAGTGAGGCTACAACGGACATGTGTCAAATCTAAAAATCTTTTGACGAGGCCTATCGAAGAATTATAAAAAATCTTAGAATGGGGAAAATTATTTCTCATGATTGATAGCAAATCTAATCCAAAAAAACCTCTAACATTTTCTCTTTTATCTCTAGACAAAGTAAGAGGAGAAAAATAATTTTTATTTGTTGTTATTTTATTTTCAAGCGTATCTTTATCCGGAGTGATTTTTGATATTATATCATTCAACACAGTAACATCTTGTAATTTAGAATTATTAATAACCTGTTTTCGCGGGGATGCGGATTGCCTCGTAATTGCTTCCGTATAGTCAATTATCTCATTTGAAATTTCAGACCCACGTTTATTTACAGAGACGCTTCTTCTTAAATTTGTGACTCCATTTCTAATAATGTTCTCTGCTATGACACTTCCAATGTAATAAGGCTTTTCTAATATGCTATTACCAACGCCAGAATTAGCAACATTAGTAGAATTCGATAAATAAGGGATTATAAATAAAGATAAATTATTTGAAACAGGGACAGTTAAAGTTTTAACTTGAAATGGTAACGTAAATATTGTGTACTTGGTATCAGGCACGCGTGAGTATCCCTGAACAGAGTGTCCACGATGGCCGTTTGCACGATATTTTTCATGGAAGTTACTATTTGTTTGCGGTGTCGGCAAACCAATAATATTTTTCAACCCATCAACACTAACTAAAAAGACATCTCTCTCTTCCCTAACCATATTCAACAATCTAGAATAATATGTCTGGTGGTTACCAATTGAACCAAGATCTAAAGTACTTAAATTTCTATTTGAATAAAGAACAGCTATTTTATATTGATTGTTGAAATCTCCATTAAAATAATATGATAAATTTTTAAGTGAAGAAACAACAAGTTCAGTTCTAAAATTTATATTCATTAAATACTGATCAGAATTACCAGTCAAATCCAAAGTTATATTGTCTAAATACACGCCTGGAAGTCGTGTTCGCAAAATACTTTGTGGGTCTAATCTCATTAACAGGGCTCCTCAAAATCTTCAGCCTTAACTTCAATTTTATAAATATTTTCAAACTGAGGCGTTGGAGCATCATCACAATTAAATGGAATTTTTTGATCTGAAAGAATATTTTGTTTTTTATCGACATTTTTAGATTTACAATAAAATTTGGATTCTATTTCTTCATCGACAAGCAAATCAAAATAATATTCCACGTGATAGGGTTTTGGCTCGTTATCAACGCCCCCTGGGTTAAAAAAATACAATTGTTTGAATTCACGATTAATCTTGTCGGGAAAGGCGTCATCGGTCTTTTCCTCAACTGCAAAAACTTCAATTTCAAAATTATCTTTTAAGAAATCTGTATTCAATTCATTAACTTCCAAAAAAAGATAATCTGATTTAACTTGTATAATAGTGTCATCTTTAAATTTGTCAGACCTTATTTCTCCAAAAAATCCAACATCGTCAACTGCATAATTGTTTACAAGCAATCCATCTGAACCTACTTTAGCTACATATGTATCATATTGAATTCTTGTTTCTAACTGGGGGATTTTCATCTGTGGAAAATTTGAACCACTATAAAACGCAACGCTATCATAAGGATCTTCTGATAATAAATCTCCATTTAAAAATTTAACTGACCATGCTGGAGCATAATCTTTACTTAAAGAAGAATTCCCTAAAGGAAATATATAAGGATAATATTTTATATCACTTAATCTTTTCTGATATAAACAATTTGCAATTGAAGCAGCTGAAGAATATATATTAAAATTATTAAACGCATGTGTTGTCTCCAACAGCGTGGTCAAGGTATTAACAAGGCCTGTATCAGTTCCGCTTTCAACAAGATCTTGTAAGTTTATCGTATGCAATTCGTCTGGATTAAGGACAACAAAATTAAATTCTGTTCCAAACTCGAAGAGTTTTTCATATAATTCTTCAATCATCTCAATTGGAGTAACACGTGGGCCACAATCAGTTTGATAATCTGATTGAGCGGCTCCAGTTCTTTTTTCAAGATCAGAAAAATTATATTGAGTTTTTATTCTGGGAGTTTCTTTAATTCTTGTTTCTGAAACGTTTTGCTTTTCATAAATATGCGATCTTTCCGTTGAGTCAAAACCTCCATCAGAAGCAGAACCAGTTGAAGAATATTTGATATCATATAAAATATCATCATCAAAAAAAGCATATTGAGCTGGCTTGAACTTGCCAACTGACAATAAGTGTTTGCCGAATTGAGTTAATTCAACTCCAATTACCTCTTCTTTTCTATCAAAAAATTCCATTAATTATTCTTGCCTCCATCTAAATAACCGTAATCTTCGCACTCTTTGTTATCTTTTTTGGCCTTTTCCTCGCATTTTTTTTGTTGTTCTATTGTTAGAGCTGACAATTTAATATTTGCTTCGACCTTCGCCAACTCTACCAAAGAAAAGAAATCGTATGGCCAATTATAACTATAGTCAGGAGTCTTTTTTTCTGAGTCAACATTGAATTCAAATTCAAATCTATCATCATCAGTAGAATCAGCAGTAACGTTAAAATAACTTTTTTCAGCCCTCTTTTTGACTTTATAAATCATCCATTTAATATCAAAAGGTATTTCTCCATCTTCAAAAAATTCTCCCTTAACGCCGCACGGGTGAGTAATCTCCACTTCGTCCAGCTCCGGATTTCTAGCAATTTTTGGCATTAAGTTTTGCCATATATTAGATAAATCCTCCTTGTCAAAAGTATGTTCAAATTCAAACACATACATTGCAAAAGGTCTAACGTTTTTGTTGATAACAAAATCATGTTGAGGGGGAATTACGTATTTCTGCATTTTTTCAACCATGTCTATAATCGATTCTCCAACCTCAATACCTTTCTTTTGATATTTTTTAACAGTTTTCTTAGAAGCGCGATCCAAAGCAAGATCAACATAATCTTTTGGAATATCAAAAAATCCTCTTACGGATTCTTTTGATTTTGCCCTAAAGGGAATAGCAATTATAGCTTCTGAAATAACTTTTTGATTTGCAATTCTTCCAATTCTTCTTTTAGTTTTGGTAGTGTTTTCAGTAAACCCGCAAACTTGTATAAGAGAACCTGTCTCCAATAGTCCAACGGTAGTGAGAGGATTTGCTGTGAGGTTTTTCATTGTTTTTGTTTTATTTAATTCTTCCGGAAAGCTTTCCCTAATTCTTAAGAAAATTCCTTGATCTGGTGGCGGCTCTTCGCCATAACCAAACCACATCCCTCTTGTAAAATGACCCTTCGCGTTACCGGAAAAGTTTAACGTTGGGCATTCAAATTTTGTGCTGATTGTCCAAACATCAAACGTTTCTTCAGAAGAATCTTTTATTAATACCGGAGCATATTTGCCGTTCGGGCCTAAACCTGTTTCATAGGTGACTTCTTTAACTTTTGTTTTGCCAAATAAATTAATTGAAGAATCAATTTTCATTTTACTAACACCAGCTAAACTTTTCTCCTCAGGAACCCTAATATAACCTTCTAAATGGGTACCATCCGTAGAATCTTTCGTAGAATTAATGGATTGAGCATAAGATGCTGTCCTATTTGGCTCATAAATTGTTTCAACTCTTGCACCATCCAATATCTCAGCAATTGTAAAAGTTTGAGGACCTTCAGATGGAAGCAGCTCTCTATGTTTGTGAGGAGAAAAAGTAATTCTTGCAACAGATGATCCATAAAAATATGGTGGAGTATACGGAGCAAAAGCAGGATCTTGAATATTTGATAGCCAATTGTAGTTGGCATTGTGGGTCGCAGTTAGACCATCAGTTGTTTGATCCTTTTCCCCGAGAACGTCGCAGGCCGGCCCATAATGTAAACCTCTTGCGCTGCCAGAAGAATATCTCAATAATCCAGTCTCTGAATTAGTTTCCTTCATATCGATATGGGGCCCTTCATATTGAATAAATTCTGATGTTTTTTCCAAAACAACATCCATATAATATGTTGTTCCGGAAACCATAGTGAACGGACCTTGCTTAGACGCAAACGTTGTTAGACGTTCATCTTCTAAAAAGAATTTAGGAATTTCACCTAAAAAGTTATGCATAGCTAAATTATATTTATCATCATGTTCCCCTGTCCAAATAAAATGTGGTGCATTTCCTTCAAAATCATATACATTTTCTTCATCTGACTGCGAACCAGATCTATATGCCGGGCTAATTGCCATATTAACTCTCGCTTCTACTCCGGTGGCGCCTTGTTCCGCTCCTGGAACGGGAGCAGCAGGAATATATCTCTCCGGAGAAACTAAAGATTCGAATGGGAAACGACGATTGTGATACTGTTTATCAACTAAACTACTACCAGTTGTCAAATAACCTAAATAACCAAATGAAGCAGCTGTATCACCTATTTTCGTAGATCCAGTAATTACTGGCCAATCAACTGCAATTCCTGATTTAATTGTGTTATACATAATACCGGGAGAAAAGAAGGGCTGAATTAAAGCTTGCACTTGACTTTCTTTAGATAGGGCAGAATCAGAAGAAGCCGTCAGATAAGGGCTAAAAGATTGAGAAAGCATAGAACCAAGCTGTACACATCTTAACACTGGGTAAAATCCTTGATATGGAAGAAGTTTTTTGATCCCTTTGCATTTTAATGTGATCTGTGAAACATTTTTATCTAGATTTTTACTTTTAATCAAATTAAACGAATCAAGAAAATCAGAATGTGAATAAATTTTATAAAAATCGTCAATTGAAGGTTCGTTTTCACTAGCTGCGCTAGATGACAAGTGTTCTTCTACTGAGAACTGAAGCTCATTTTGGTCCACGTTGATTCCTGTGAAGCCGCGATCCACCGCAGTAAATAACACTTCAGACGAACCTGAACTTCGTGACTTCTTTGAAGCTCCTACTAGAGATAAATATTTATTATTTTTGGTTAAAAATCCTTTCTTAAGATAGTATTCCATATGTTCAGAGACTCTAAATTCAGGAACAATAGAATAATCTTTCCCCAATGGCCTGATGTTATCAGCATATGCTTCGTATGAATCATACCACGGAGTCAAACTAGATAAAGCACTAGCACTATATTGTGGTTTGAAATGATGTAAATGGACTGCTGAAGCGTCAGTATCTGCCGCAAAACCGGGTTTGTTTTTTCCTGGTCCGGATGCTGAAATATAATATTCAGAAGGCCATGTTTGCGTATCAGATACTCCAAACCATCCATAATGTTGATAAAAGAAAAAACATTGCCCTGGCGCGGCGGGGTGGGTGCCGGCGTCGGAACTTGAAACTAAACCTCCCTCTACTTGGGTATAAAGTTCTCCAGCTGCTCCAATATTGGACCTCCTTTCATCATACTTGTGACCTACAAAACCCCCAGACATATATCCCCCGGGAAATGAGTCCAAAGGCCAAACACTTAAAGCCATTGGGTGAAGCTGATGTACCCAATCGCCGGAAAAATAAGGACCGTCTTGGTCAGATAGACCTCCATCAGCAGTATAAAAATATGAGCTTAATTCAGTTCCTAAAGAATTTGAAGCTATAAAATTAGTTCTCTGTCGATCTTCGGCACGAGAGCGCCAGAACGTTCTATGATTTATTCGATCATATCCATTACTTCCTGTGCCAAAAAATTCATTATAAGCCAGTCTTCCTCTAGTTTTAGCCAAAGAAGTAAATTCAGCTCTTGGATATATAACTTCTTTATATTCGATGTCCTTCACTTTAATATTATTAATATTTGTAATAATTTCATTAATTTCTGGTTTTTGTTTTATAACTGCATGTTTGGTATCCAGAAGACCTTCATCAATTAATAAATAAGAATTTAAATTGCTATAAGTATAAGAAGCTTTGATGTACACAGCTTCTTTAAAAGTAAAAGCAGTTTTTATATTATCAAACATTGTCGTTGTTAATGGCTTAAATTTAGTGGTAATTGCAGGAATTCTATATTGTTTGAGCTGAGAGTTATCTTTAAACCCTGTAATCCCATCATTGTTGTTGACTTCGTTAATAATTTTTGGCTGAGTGTTTTCATAAAAATTATATGTATTATTTTTTCTTTGAAAACGAGTTATTCTATGTTGCTCATTTCTAATTTGTTTCCAGCTGGGCCAGCCATAAGCTCCGTTACGATATATATTTACAGCTGCTATATCCGGCGTTGCATATGTTCCATCCGCTGACATATCAATTTGATCAAGAGCAATAAGCTGATCACCAAAGACAGGATTATCTCCTGTACCATCTAAAGGAAAAATCAAATTATTATCTGAGTCCACATCATCAACATATGTTATGTTTAATCCAATAAAATCCACAGGTATACCATCGCGATCAGAAGTCTTGTTTATAATGCCTGCCGCACTAGAAACAAATTGAATATCATTCGAAGCGCCGCCAAGTTTAATATTTGGCTGTTCATATCCAAAAGGCAGCTGCGCATTTTGTACTAAGCCACCAGAAACTTGATAGGCAGAAGCGGTAATCCAAGCATATTGCAAATCACTTTGTGGTATTGGGCGAGTAACAAACCCATTATCTCTTACAGTTCCTGTAATAACGGTATCCCCTGACAGCTCCAATCTATATCTTGTATTTCTATGAACTTTATGAGAGGAGCCACTTCCCGCTCCAAAAACACTATCTTCACCAAACTGTGAAGTATACCTCTTTAACAATGTTTGATAAGGCTGTCTAATGGCGAGATTTCTATAAGGTAAAGCATTATATACTGAATACTCTTCAGCAGCTGTATCAAGAAAACCTCTTGACATAACTTCTGGGCCGCCTGGAGCTGAAAATCTATTAACAATTACTGATTCATTTTTTGCTCTCTCAGGAAGAGCAAATTCTTTAAGATCTGGAAAATCACTAGCTACTACAGAAGATGAAACTGCTCCTGTAATTGTGACATTATATTTGCTATTAGACGATCTTCCACTTGTTAAAATAACTTCATAATTTTTTCTGTAATTACCAATTCCATATGAAGCACTTTTTATATTTCTAATATTAATTGGTCTTTTTGCTGTCTCGTCTCTATAGAACATTGCACGAGGCAATTCAGTATCTAATGTAAGATTTGAATCTAGATCTGGAGGAGCATAGTTAAGCATTGTTCCTATTATGGGGCTTCTGAATAATTTTGCTTCTTCTCCACCACCGGTGAAGTCTGTTTTAGACATCCCTGCAGTTCCAGTATCTGTAAGAGTAACAGTTGTATTGCCGTCGGTTCCGCCTGTAGCTTGAGTAACCGTAACTACAGCTCCATTTACCGTAGCGGTGAATCTGGTTCCGGCTGGTCCACTTGAAGTATTGATGACATTCATTAGGTTGGTCGCAGTTTGGTTATTTGAAGTTGTGGCCTCCCATGTACCATTGACCGAACTTTGGTCGCCCTGAGTAAAGTTATAGTTAGTGCCGTCCGTAGCAACCAGATTAACCTTGTCGGTGCTATTGAGTTCGGTGTAATCCGTGATGGTAATTGTTGCAGTGGCATTATTATTTAAATCAGATTCATCACTTACAATCAACTTAAACCCTTGCGGTCTTGTATATTTGGTATCTAATTCACTACCTGAATTAATTTGAATATGTCTATACTGAAGGCCTCCAACATATTTTTCCGTGAACGGGCCCTGTAGTGTGGCTGCTGAATCATTATGAATATTGGTTATAATGCGGCCGGCACTACTAGTGTAAATGCTAAAAGGTGCAGCAATATTGTGTTTTAATATTTTTCCGTCGTCTACATTCTCGACAGCAAAATTAAGTTTTCTCTTTTTCCCTGATGGTAAGCCCGGAACCGGTTCTGACTCAAAATCATAATCTGCTCTAAATCCGTATAATTCAGTAGATTCGGAAGCGACCACATTGCTGGCCGTTGTCCTTAATCTCGAAGTTGACGAAAAAGGTTTTAAAACACTTCTTGAATAAGAATTAGAATGTTTCTTGTGACTTTCGTCATCTAATTGTAACCCAGTACGTAAACGATATACTTGCGCGACGGAAGCATCTTTATAAGATGAACCCGAAAAAGCAACTGCTGACGTAATAATTTTTCTATATATTTCTCTTTGTTTATCTACAGTGGCATCTCCTGACGAAATCTCATCGGTTTTATCCCTCTCTGCTCTATTTTGCCACCACAAAATACCTTTTCTAGTGTTCATTGGACTTAGAGCAAAATTGTTTAAAACTGTAGCCTCAGTAACTGATTCATAAGCATTTTCTTCCAAAAGAGATATTTCTGAAGAATTGCCATTATAACGATGCGCGGCGGGGTTTTGAGGTGCATTCTGAAATTGACTTGTAGTTGAGCTTTCCGGCTCCCAATTCGCATATGCTGAATTAAAAAATGGATATTTATGTCTAAATTTGTTTCTTTCTAATACATGGCTTTCAATCATTGTACTTAAATTTTCAGACGTATTAGCAGACATTGGCATTAGTTGATGAATTATCACATCAACTGCATTATCAATCCATTTATAATAATCAATATATTTTTCAACATCCGGAACATTGTCGATTCTTTCAAAAAACATCTGTTTCAATTTGTCCATTTGTTTATAATTTGGACGATATGTACTTACAGGTTCTCCGATCAAATTATTGAAGTCTGTTAATGTTGCGAAAATTTTAAGCATTTCCTCTGTCACAGATTGATATGGGCTTTTTTCAATTCCAATAAAATGAGTAATGGGTCTGCTGTTTCTTGTTAACAATCTGTCATCTCTAGTTCTCCCTTCAATCATGTTTGAACTAGCAATAATTTCTGGTGGTTGTAATCTTGCATTTGGAACATACACTTTGTCAACAACTTTTGAACTATTTGTTGGAAAATATTGACCTTTTCCTGTATGTTGTCTTTTAAGAGTTCTCGCTAAAGGTGTCCCAACGCCTTCATTGTCCCCATATCTAACCTGAATGCCATTTCTGGAGGAGACAGAACCGGAAGACGCGTCCATGACAACAAATTCTCCAGAATCATCAGAACCAGTTAATGTTGCAAAATTCCAATGCAAAGCAAGAGTTTCAGCTTGTGGAATATATATTGATCCCGAATATGGTTCATCGAGTCCAGCGAGTTTATCCGGGCCTTGAAAAAGGAAAGAATTCCTATAAGGATGCTCTGTTCCATAATTTTCAACATCATATGCGTGCTCTCTGATAATATCATTTGGAATATCGTCCAACCAAAATCTAACAGAACCAATTTTAACATCTGATTTTTGAAGAACAGTTGTACCGAAATCTTGTCGATGAGCACCTGCATAAATTCTTTTTGCTGACGATACCAAATCATTGAACTTGTCTAGTGCAATCGATGAAGTAACTAAAAATTCATTTTTTACATAATCCTGAACAACGTTGACGCCGTAAAACTCAATACTTCCTGAGGTGTCATTGCAAGGATTGATATCGCCGTTAGGCCCAGAACTAGTAACGCCTGTCGCCAATGGATGAATATCTCTTTTAAATCTGATAGCAAAATTCCACTTTTCATTATTGTAAACATCATCATACAAGGAGGAAGTCAAATAAGTGTTCCCATCTTCGAAAGTTCCAAGAAATGTTGATTCTAATTTAAAATGAACGTTTTTGCCTCCACTCTTTTCCCTTACTGCATAGATTCTTATATCTTGATCTGCATTTGCAACTGGCGTTGGCCATGTTAAAACATTTTCTTCTGTGCCGGCTGTGTGGAGCCCGAATAAAGAAGAAGACAAATCTGTAAATTCATAATTTGTTACTCTCGGATTTATTCTTTCCGGAAAAATAACTTCAGCTTCGAAAGTTCTGGCAGAGCCACTAAAACTATCATAACTACTTGTTATAAAGGAAACAGAGCTTGTATTGGAACTTTCCAAATATTGATAAACAACTGAACTATTTCTATTTGCAGAGTTCAAATCTAAATAGTTCTTTTTTGTCACTGTGTGGCGATAATTTCCTGTAATTTCATATATTGAATTGTCGCCATAAATATTAATTTTAATAATCTCGTCATCAATCCCAAAACAACGAATAAGATTTCTAAAAGATTTTTCTGTTCCCTTTGATTTGTAAATGTATGAAAGATTGTTATAAATGTTTTTATAAATTAAATTCTTTACTTCTCGTAGATCCATATCAAATTCTTTTATTTCATTTTGTTGAGCAAATTGTTCTAAAATAGTAGAATCAGTAAATAATTCTGGCACTAATAAACCATGATTTTCCAAAAGCTGATCAGCAAAAGGAATAGCTTTATAGCTGCTGCTTGGATAAACGGGATTTTTTAATCTTGGAAGAAACTTTATCTGAAGAGCTAAAGTATCAAAATAGCTTGAAATTATTTGAGTTAATTTAACAAGATGTTTTCCAGATAGCTGGTCGTCTGACCTTATCCACTCCGGAACGCTATTGTAAATTGATGAGTTATTTTTTAAATCGTGAAGCCTGCCTTTCTTTGTTAATTTTGTTAGTTTGTCTTGAACATCTCCATGGACTGAACGGATAATCGGATCTTTAAATTCCGAACCTGATAAATACCCTTCATCAATTGCAGATCCTGTACTTCTATACGAACCAGAATTTGCAGAGTCATAGCCAACCCAAGTTCCATTTGAAGTTCTTCCAGAATAATCTAATACCATTTCATCAAGACTTGAAGTTCCAGTTATACCTTCATTAAACTTATAATAAACACCAAGTTGAGTATTAGAAAGATCAGTATTTGAACCACCATAAATATTTGTAAACCATTTTCTACCAATTTGTTGTGCGTTTCTCTCTTGTTTCCAATATCTAAATTCGTCCAAAGAGGCAGACAATTTGCCCCAACCTCTCGTGGGTTGTAAGGTGTCATCATCATTTTCTGTGGTTCCGCCTTCTGGATCGATAGATGAAGATGGCTTATATGCTAATGCTCCGATTGTACCAATCAAAGATGAGCTTACATACCCAATTGAAGAACCAGTATGAACTTGATGATTAAACTCTCCATCGACATATAACCTCATCCGCAACTTTTGATCGTCATTTCTTACTGAAACTGCATAATGGTGCCATTTGTTATCAGCAATTGTAGAAGGTGTAACGCCGGTACCAACAGAAGCTGTTGCAATCCCATCCGTTCCCGACATGTAAGTCATAAGAAATGGTCCGATTTTATCGGCGCCGCCTGTAAAAGCGGTTTCAAGAATTTTAGATCCCGTAAATCCATTTGTGGCTGCTAGCACATTTGCATGTTCGTTTCCAATACCCCCAACAAGATCGAAGGTCAGATCGATAGTTCCGTCTCCATCGCTAGCGTCCGCCGTAATTTTGAGATCGACAGAATTAATAGAACCCACGTTGCCGTCGCTGAAAGCGGCATACGGGCTCGGTAATCCATTAATAGCATTAGCCAAAGCGGTGGCGCGTTGGGCGGTAGTCAGTGTGATTGTGCCGCCGGCGTCAGAGTGGCGAGAAATGTAGTAGACATTTCCCGCGGCGCCGCCATTAACTTCATTGAGACCATGCACGAATTTAAATGTATAGGCGACGGCGTCGCCTCCCATCGCAGTAGGAGATGTTAGCGTAAATGCGTGATCGTTGCCTACGCCGGTGACGTCAATAGCGTTGACCAATGATGCGGCGGCATCAGACGACGTATCCCCGTACATTTCAACTCTGAATCTGCCGTAATCAGAACTAGAAGAAATAGAAGAAGTTGAATAAACATCTAAGATTACTTCTTTTTGAGTTTTGCCGGAAGTATCAAACGCTTCCTTTTTCATCCAAAATTCAACAGTATTTCCATCCATTCCTTCAATTTTTAAATTACATTCTCTATTTTGATCAGTTTTAAATAAATTTGCTTTACCGTCATTTGAAGGAAATATATCTTTTAAAGCTGTGTTGTCTGGATCTTTATTTGGGCCGCCTTTAATTAAAATATATTCATATGAGGCAGTAGCTGGCGCGCCATAACCATTTTGTAATTCTTCTTTGTCTCCCCAATCGTCGCCAAAAATGACATAACCAGTTCTTCTTGGATATTCATTATCAAATATATATTCATCAAAAAATGAAGAACTATTGTGCCACTCTTCTATCTCATAACGAGAACCATCATATGGATATGTGTTATAAACCCTCTTAATTGATTGTTCATAATATTCTTCTGCGAGACCAAATCTTGCAAAGTTTTTTGGATCATTAAAATCAAATTGAGGAATAAACCTTTCTTTGCTCTCTATCTTTTCTCGAACGAAGTCCTTTGATTCAGCATCTTCGGATATATTAGCAATAGAATCGCTTTTTAAAATTTGAGTAGCTTCTTGATTTTTCTTAAAAAGATCTTTGATGCTCATTTTTATTCCACCCTAAATTTAAATATTTCAGGCTGTTCATGATAAACGGTATCTCGTTTATAAACTAATTTGATACCATAAGAATAATCTTTTTCCAACATAGACATATCTAAATCAAAATAATTGCCTCGTGAATCATATGACATAAGAGTATGATTTAAGCTGCTAGTGCCATAATCAACAACGGTTAAGTTATCTTGTACTCTTATCACTTTGTAATATGCATCGTCAACAATGCTGCTACTAATATCTGTTGTAAACTTTGTATAACTATTTGGATTCCAATTTCTATCCCGGACATGAACTCTAAAACGAGCTGTTTCTTTTTGATCATATGCCGATTTTAAATTTGTAATTCTCGTAACATATTTGGTATTGGTATTATAATCTTTAGCAACCAAACTTTGGACATTAATTGCTCCAGTGTGAAACATAACATAAGCAGCACTTAAATCTGGATCAGTACTAAACCATCTGTCATAAACGACACTTGAAGTGGTATCTAAGGAGAAGGATGCTGAATAAATTCCTGTTTCATCTGGAACAAGTCCGCCTGTAACGAAGCTGTTTTTGGTAGTAATACTTGTTTCTGTTCCTACCTTTTGTTTGAGAGAAGTTAAATATTCTGCAACGGATGAGGTTTTATCCAAATACAATCTTACATAAACTTCTCCATCTCCGACAGAAGGAATGTTTTTATATTGACCTCGAATTAAATTATAAAGATAAATTGTATTCAAATTGCCAGTTTCATCAGCCAAAGAACTACTAGCATAAAAATTTCCTCTATCGTCTTTAATTGACGAATCCCATCTTGCCTCAATCATTGGTCTCTTAAAAAAGAATTCCGATGTTCTAGAAAAGAACTTTTTTGTATAATATGACCTTGTGGAACCAGTAACATTATGCAACAGAACTCCATCAGCAGGAACACCAGTTATAACATCGCTAGTACTCACTAGTGCCGAGCTAGAATGATATGCTTCATATGTGCTACCTAGAAAAACTCCAACTCCATAATTGGATCGATTATCTCCTGGAGGGGTTGCATCTCCATCAGCGATCCATTCTTCTACTAATTCAGTTATGTCAACTTCTAAATTTTCATCACCTTGACCAAAAGAAACTGAATATGTTGGTTCATAATCATAATCCCCACCAACTATATTCCAAGAAGTGGTAGAAGTTGCACGTAACCAATTTGCGCCAGTCCCATCTTTTGTTTTATCTTTATATTCCTCCATGTCCAATCCTGTGCCCTCTTCCCATGATTGAGAAACAGGTACAACCTGCAAGGAATAATTTGACGGCATCGTAAAGGAATGTTTTGCATTAAACATTCTTAAAAAGAAATTGACGCTTCCACTGGCGGGAATGTCTCCATCAGCTCTCGAAGAAGACATTTCAGCTATTGGAAATTTAAGTAATGCGCGAGATAATTCACTAGAAGAGCCGGACGTTTGATCAATAATAGAATATATTTCAACAACATCGGCTGCCCCCATATTTGAACCAGTGGCGCGCTGATTATCTAAAAGACTAGATCTATATGCATTAGTAATTGTAGTGTCGGCGCTTGCTGTAAATCTCATAATTGCCATTATTTAATAGTCCCTTTAATATCATTTGCCGGATGTCTAACTTCTAGAATGCAATCCGCGGGAACCTCCAAAAATCTTCCGTCTGCAGTTATATTATCTGTAATAGCAAAACTTATATCTGAATAATCTGCTCCTGTTTTTTGCACTATTTTCACATCTACTGTGTCTACAACGCCTTTAACACTATTGATAATTTTTGCTAAATCACTTATTACCAATGGTTCGCCAATATCAAACGTTCTTTCAAAAACCCCATTTAAGACATCAGTTATTGTGGATAACACATCATATTTATTAATTCCCAAATCTCCAATAACACTAAATTCTATTCCAAAATTAATAATCTTTGCAGGGAGAATATCAATAGTATCGTTTATCATTTTATATCTATTTAACCAAGTTATCAAATTATCTTCCAAAGATTGTGTATGGTTTACTAGTTTGTTATTTTCATCCTCACTTACAATGTAAATGTTAATATTTCTTTTAAATGAATCATTATCTTGTACAATGTTGCATCTTTTAATTGAACCATACTCTGATGCCATAGAATAAATTACACTCATATAATCTTCTTGCGTCACTGCTCTATTTTGAGCTGCATAAGTTCCTTTAACTCTAGTTTTTAATTCTGACAACGTTGGAGTACTGACATCTCCTAAAATTCTCTTTTCGTTTGTTACCTCTAGACTGTCAATAACCGTTTGAGTGTTATCGGGCAACAGTGATTTTCTGTCCTTAAAAGTAACAACCGGATTTATAATATTTCTAATTGAATTTGAGGCAGCATTTGAATTTGCAACAGTATTAGTTCTATAAACAATTGTTAATGTCGTGTCAGATGGTGCAACGCCGAATTTATCTGTCGCTACCAAATTTGAAGGATCAAAAGAAGCATCAGCAACATAATCTTTACCATGAACTTTCAATAATATCTCACTTGGATCTGCAATGGGATCATTAAATATTTCTGAATCTGAACCATGTCCGAATTGCAAAAATGTTCTATTTTTTTCCTGATCAACAACAAACCTTCTTGCCACTGGATAAGCTTTAAGAACTGAAGACACTTCGTCGCTATCCGAATTTCTATTGATTAAAGAACGATAAATAATATTTTGTGACAAATAATCAACTTCAAAATATTCATGCCCTTCTGCATCATGTACTGATAAAATCTCTGTTAAATTTGGAGAGGCCAGTTCTGCACGAAAGAATTTCTGATATCCGCCAACAGAAATTTGTTCCTCTTGTAGTTCTCCTGATATTATTTGACCTTTTGTTTTGACGGCATAAAATGTTGGATTACCAGTAACAGAATCAGCTCTAGCAACAACTATTTCATTATTTGAATTTGAAAAATCAACATTTTCATTTAGAGTAAAAATTCCTCCGCCTGCAGATGAGAATGTTGTGTTTTTCATGACCATTGGTAAATAATCAGTATCAGGTCCCACTCCAGTTCCTTGAGCAGGTACTAAAATATATAAACTAACCTCTCCATAGGAAACTTGGTTCTGTCTATATTTATATCCAAATTGTTTTCCTAATCGTAGAACATTATCAAATTCAGTGGCTGTGTCAATAAAAGACTCATTTGTTTGATAATCAAGATAAAAAGATAATATATCACCAACATAAGACACTGTATCCAGCATTAAAGCACCAAAAGACGCTTCATTGAAATCCTGAAAAACATCTGAATAATATCTTTGAACATAATCAATTAAATCACTTTTAATTGTACTAAATTCACGACTAGTGTATTTGATTGGAAAAGTTTTTTTTGCCATTTTTTAAAAAATCCTTTTTCTTAATTAGTTATATCAAAGACTTATATCAACAAAATCAGAAGCCCCAATTGGAAGTATCGAATAATTAATTGTCATTTGCAGACTATTGGGATCAACGGGCAGATCTTCTGTATCTTCTTGAAATATAATCTGGTTTATTTTTATAAATGGCATATATAAATTAACTTGTGTAGATATACTGGACACTATGTGGCCTTTTACCTCCGCAGAGTTTTGTTCAAACAAAAATCTACTAAGACCGACACCAAATCTGATGTCCATTATTCTCTCACCTGGATTTGTTAATAGCAAATTTTTAAAATTTTGCTTTATCATTTGTAAATAAGTTCGGTTTAGAGCGTAAGAACCAACCATTGTATCCATCTGTAATGGAAGTTTGGGCGATAATCCTAATGGCATTTTTTAATAAGTCTCCTCAAATATAAATATGTCTATACTAAGATTTATTGGATAATGAAAGGTCAGAAAGTAATTTTTTAGTTGCTGCAAAAACATCCTTTGGCTCTGCTGCTCCAGCAGATTGGCTAATAATTCCGCTCAAACTTAAGAAATTGTGTATTGTTACCAACGATAACATTCTTTTAACTGGAAATATATAATCAAACAATAATCTAAATTCTTTTCTTTTTTTCATTTCATTATATAGAGACAAGTCATTTGTTCTATCATCTTGCTTCCAATTTGTTTTTTCGTACCAATTGTCTGACAATAGCGACAAAAGAGTTGTTGAATTTGTAACATCATGTTCTTCTTCGAGAAGGGGAAGTAGGAATGTTAACATTCCTGGTGTGGTTCCATCCATGTACATTGGGCTTTCTGCCTCGGGGTTGGAGTTAAGCCTAATCATTTCTCTTATTGCATATGCCTTAAGTCTTTTGATAGTTAAGAGACTCTCTGTATAGCCCGGAGTGACTCCGTAAGTCGAATGACTCACAAAATCATAAAATGACTCATTTTGATCATTGTTTTGTTTGTTTTTAGATAAAGGCCTTTCCCAAAATTCTCCAGTTTCGCCCACCAACGTTGCATTCGCGGGTTGGATATTCCGAGGGAGAAGACATGACAACCTAACTCCATATGCGGCTTCCTCGGCAAAAGTTGACATCTGACTTCCCCACGACTCTCCAGAAACTTCTTGAGCAAATTGTAAAGTATCTGTTATTAACACACCATTTGTGAATATATCAATTGGACTCGTAGTAAGTCCTATTTCCGGCATTCCATTTTTATATAATTTCATTGCAAGATAAAGATCTCTTTGGTAAGATGTGGTCCAATTCTGGAAGAAGGGATTCTGGCCAAACTCAAAAACGTCTGCACCATTGGTCGATTGATTTTTGAGCATGCGCCAATTGTTATCCGATCCGGCATCAAATCCAAAAAACAAACCAAATAACATATATCTTTCGAATTCCTCCTGGGTCTGGAACATAGGGCCAACAGTCTGTTGGAACAATGTCGCCTGTGGCTCAATAAGCGACCAGGCGTAGTCTTCTCCTAAGAATGGAGCCACATCAGGGGGAAGCTGCGTGGTCGTAGTTCTGGTCCATATTGGCGAACCCATGGTTATTGAGCACGTGCTGTCAGTGTCGTAATCGAAGGTCCAGAGTGGTAAGAACACATCTTTTTCAATGGGAGTGTAATAGTCAGGAGATCCGGTACCCGCCGGTGGCCCGAGGACGTTCCCGGCGGGGTCGCTGGCTCGTAGGAACGATTGGAAAATATTAGGAACTTTCGCGATGGGGTCTTCGAACCACATACCAGCGTGCTCCCATTTGGTGTCCGAACCCGCCTTGCTGGTCTTTGCCAAGTCAAAGCGGTCGAGGTCCCTTGTACCTTCTTCATTCTTACCTACAGTGAGACTCCAGTTACCCCCCTTGTGCCTTTTGGGGAACATCATTTCAGCAATTCCCTTTGCTTCTCCATAAAATTCTCCCACTTCCAAAGAAGAATTATCGAAAGAAGTTGCAGTACCGTTGATCAACGCCGGAACACTAACCCGATCTCCATGAAAAATTATACTTAAAATTTCTCTCCCCTTGCTTGTTCCCGCCAACTCCCATGGGTTTCGAATCTTAAATCCAGTATAGTCCCCAAAATATTTCATTGTGTAATACCTAAAAGCAATATTTGTTAACAATGTTCTATGTTCTTCTGAAATAAATGAAAAGACATCTTGTGAAAAAAGAGGAAGATAGGCGCGTCCGGACCAATATTGCGGTTTAGTCAGGGCGCCCTTTTCAAGGCAGGACCTCATATAACCATCCTTCTCACTTACTCCACCATTATAATAAACTTGGCCGCCATTTAAATGTTCAAGATACTTATAAGCATGTGGCCGAGTTTGACCCAACTTATCTTGGCCGGTGTCGATAAAACGAGGATCACCTGTTGACATTTGATTTAACAAATAATATGTTTCTTCTTCAACTCCGACACCGAGCATGTAATCATCTGGTGCGAAGGCTATGTTTGTCACTGATAAATCGGCCCAGTCCATCGTCACAATACCAGGAATGCTACCTTGAGCCATCGATGCCGCGGGTATTTGCGCAATAGTGCACAACTGCTCTAAAAATGCTAATTCTTCTTGTATGGCGACCGCACCCTGAGTTTCATAGCCCAATGTTTCCCAATTAGAATCCTTAGAGAGTTCATCAATTGCATCAGCAAAATCATCCGGGAAGCCGAGGCCCGGGGTCTGTTTCCAATCAAATATCGAACCATCAAGAGAACCAGCCGCTTTGATCCCAAAAGCTTCTTGAAAGTCTTCTATGTTCATATAAACTGGCTTGCCGGGATCGTCGAAATACATTTCACCTCTATATTCAATGGGAAGTTTAAATATTTTATCCGCCATTTCGGTAGATTCTTCCGCGGTGTACCCTGCATCAACTAAGTTACTGAACATTTTATTCATCGGATGAAATTTAATTTTTATATACTTTTCTAAAATAAAGCCCTCATTTTCATAAGTGTGCCAGGTCGTTACCCAGCCTTGGTCGTCGGGGGAGGTCACCACAGGGTGCGAAAATCTTGGTTCAGCATATGTTAAAGAACTTATCTGATCAGACGTCGTGAATGGTGATATAATATCTTCTGATATTCTTAATCTGTTCATGGGCGTTTGCTGCCCGGTTGTGAATTCAGCAACTTCAAGTTCATTATACATTTTTGCTAAATCATATATTTGTTCATTCTTCAAAACAACCTGATCTATAGCACTATCATATCCTTCAATCGAATATAAACTTGTAAATAAATTAATAACATCCTCCATTCCTTCTTCCAAAGTTGTCTTTATTAACTTTTCTAATTTGAACATTAAACCAAAAAGAACCTTTGGATCTGTTGTTTGATCTGCATAAAACTGCATCACCGGGTTCGATATTTCTGCTGTGAAAAAATTCATTATTATATCGTCTTCCATACTATCTTTCAAATTAAATACAACTGTCATTCCTACTGCTCGTGTAAAATATTCTAATATTAAAATTTTAATAAGCACTCTAGCGGCGATGCCGCCGCGGCCTTCGTCATCAACCGCCAACATAAGGTCCTCTATAGAAGGAAGATTTTGCCCGGTCCATGGATCAGATTCATCTACCAACGACTGATAATCTTTTATTGCCTTATTTTTAATTGAATCCAAAGAAAATTGCATTTTAGCAATGTCTATATTTTCCAAAAAATCTTTTAAGATATTTTTTTGCGCATATGCTAAAGAAGAAATATGTTTTATTACGTGTCTAAATAAAATCGCATATAGATTATATGGTGAGACGGGATCATAATTCCATCCTTGCGGAGGATCTCCTGAACCGGCCCAGCCGCCGGCCAACTTAGTTATAAGATGGTGAAAAATAGTTTTGCCGGATTCGGGTTCCCAACCTGTAGTGCTGGGGGTTCCATAATCTCTCATTGCTACGGGCCCATCTTTGATTTTATTAATCAAATATTTTTGAAAAACTTGAGGCTGCAAAGCATAACTTTTATCTATAGTTTGAGATAAACTTGGTCCAGGAATTATTGTATCTGGGCCCATTATTTCAGTGTCAGCAAATATATCAACTATTTTTTTATATCTGCCTGCTTGATCATTCGTATAATCTTTTGCGTCTTCTGGAATTGTAAGATCTACTTCTACGCCTATTAACCTATCTCTTTCTTCATATCTTTTTGTGGTGGTGAAACTGCTTATAAATCCATATCGATCAATAATACAATAAGAATTTTCATCTTCAATTACAGTTACTTCACTATCTAACTGAGACAGCAAGCCAAAATTAAACAATCCTTCATAATCAAGCTGGCCTGCTATAGATTGTTCATATGCTTGGCACTCCAACATTTTCACCATCTCGGGCTTCGACATGATTTGCCAAAGGGGAACTTTTTGACCTTCAAGTGGTCCGTCCTCATGAATAATAGGGCCATAATATGGTGTATCTTGAGCTACGGGTTGCTGTTCTCCAACTTCCTCCGCCAGGTCGCTCGAGAGCCCGCCGCTCCCGAGTGCATATCTAAACCCCGGGGTTGCCCAATTGGCTTCCGCCAATTCTGAAAATTTAAATTCATCCAAAGTTAAGCTATGAAAAGGGCCTTCGAAATTGCTATCATTTTTCTTTTCACTAAATATAAAATTTAATTGACCAGAAATGTTGTAAGGAAAATAGGAATACCCCGGATGAAAATCTAATCCATATTCATAATAATATAGTGCTCTTTCCATGTGTCCGCCAATAAGATTTGAATAATCGTCTATGTCCCATTCATCATAAAACTCAGATGGTAAGGCGCCTTCCAACATCGTTGGGCCGAAGGCGCGGGGTGCTGGATCAAAATACACCGGGCGTATCGGGTCGCCGTTTTGCCAGTCCTGGAGCCACGTGTAGCGTGCATGGTAGGTACCCACCTCGCGGTGGCCGCCGTTCCACGTGTAATTAGTTGTTCCTCCTGTGATATCAGATCCAATAAATCTAAACAAAAATATTCTTAATAAACACTCTTTTGTAGAACTAAGATTCCACCCTGTTCCTCCATAAATGCCCCAACTTAATTCCTCCATTATTTTATCAGAATCTATAAATAGATCATATTTGTCCGCTTCGTTCTCGGTGGGAAAGCCCTCCGGACCCATATAGAGCACGTGACGCGTTTGACCTGTTTCCAGATACGCACCAGGCAAACCCAAAGCATTGGTGGTGAACGCGCTTAGAGATGGCGGGATGTCTGCATAAACTCGTCCAGTCTGCATTATACTTAGTAATTCTGACCAATTTAAATGGTTATCATACTCATTTCCGCTAGAATGTCCTGTTGGGGTTGGGCCTGGGCCACGGTGGCCGCATCTAAAATCAACATCATCTAGATAACTTGCCACATCTTCATCTTTTAAATCAACCGGGTCCATAAGAAAAGAAGAATAGCCATAAAATACAACTTTATCAAAATCTTCATTTCCGGGCAAAGATTTTGGCCTTAATATCGAGGATTCCGATTTTGGATTTCCCCAACCCCATTCAGTATTATTAGCACTCGTAGAACCTAGATTATAATTGTATGTATATCTTGCGTAATATCTAAAAGCGATTCTAAAAAGATCATCTAATTCTTCTTGGGTAAAATTAAGTAAGTAGTTAGGAGACGGAGGTTGCAACATGCCCGCGGGATCAAACATGTTTGGAATCACCTCCATTCCCGATTCTGCCCAGCCATGAAAATATTTATTATGTTTCACCGTGGACACCTCACCCGCGAGACCGGCGCCGCCTAGGTAGGGGAACCACCAACCCGCGTCGGTCATGTCGTTCCAATTTACCGCTGGGGGAAATGTTTTATAATTCATTGCCGAAGCTATTCTTACATATTCTCCGTACATCCAGTGTGGAAGGGGTTCGGCATTGTCGGCTTTTAGCTTGGCCATTTCCCCCGGGCGAGGACATAATTCCCAATCGGCGGTGCCCATGATCTTTTTCATTAACGCCTTTTGTCTTGCTATTTCTTCACATATTGCAGTTCCATCAACAACCGAAAGAACATCAGTATCTACTTTTAAATTATAATTGTGCCATTTGGAAACATTGTGCTCTAGAGGTTTACCATATATGGCGTGGGGCGCCGATATATCTGTACCTATTATTCTTTGTTTAGATAAATCCAAAAGTTTATCATAGACTTGTTCAAAAAATGGTGTATTCGCTGCTATTATTTGATAAAATTTTTCAATATCGCTTTTGAAGCTAGCTATCACAGCATCTAATATGGTATCTAAAATAATAGAAAACCCAGTTGGTGAATCGTTTTCACCTGAGCCAGCTATAGCATTTTTAAAGTTCTCCTGCGCTGTTTGTTTAATTGCTTTTTCTAACTCTTCAGTTAATCCGGTTGTATCTTCAGATAATTTTGCAACTGCATCAGCTATATCCTTAAGGATTATTTTCCTCTTTTCTTCTACTTGCTCATCAATATCCTCCGGAGAAAGTCCTAATTTTTTCAATGCCTCCCTATATGCTTCTTCTGCATAATTAAGGTCTTGAGGATCACATGGCCCAGTAATAAGATTTTCCGGATATTCACCAATATTCTTACATACAGAAGTGTCAAAATAAGTTGATAAAGAAGAAAAAAATGAAACAATTTTTGCCTCATCAGATACTTTGTTTTTTAATTGTTCCGGAGCTAACGGATAAGTCTGAACATATTGCACAACAAAACGAGCAATTTTATCAGATGGCTTATTGCCACTCATTAATCCGCATATTTCTCTAGGAGTTAATGCGCCAAATAAATTTCGAAGAAAGGTTTCAAAATCAAATGTGTCTCCAAAAAACTGTTCTTTTAATTTTGTATCATCATTTGGAGATCTGGGCATATCATCTAAACTAATTCCACCATAATTATGATCTTTATTTTCTTCATCTTCAATACACCATTTCTGCCAAGACCAAATAGCTGCACGAACAGGTATAACCAATATTTCTTCAATCCATTGCTGAATTTTTTCATCAATTTTCTTTTGTGCCTCGCGCATAGCCATGTCATATAGTGTTCCAACAATTGGAACTTCATTAAGACTTTTAAATGTAACATCACACTTTTCATAAGGAGGAATCGGACTTTTTTCTTCTTGGTTGAGTTCAGGATTTTTTAATTTTTTAATTGTGTCTGAAGTTGTTCCAAATCCTTTTCCCAACATCCAACCAGCGGAATAAACAATTACATTGCAAAGAAATCTTCGCCACCCCTTGCTGGTGAATTCATCATCTAAAGCTTTTGCGAGTTCGATGGCTGTCTCATCCGCTAATTTTGTTTCTGATAATTTTTTACCTGCATTCTCTGATACTGCTTTTCCAATTGCCGATCTTACAATAGCTGCTACATCTGAACTTGATATACCAGCTATTTCATGCTGTGAATATTCACCAGTGTCCATTGCTGATGCAAGTTTATCTAATTTTTCCAAATCAATCTTGAATAACTTTTCTAACATTTGGTCGCAAAGAACATCAACGATGTCATCAATAGAAAAATCCAAATACATACATTCTAGTGCTTCTTCAATAAGAGTTGGAAGATCCATTCTGGATAAAAAGTACCTCCATGCATCATGCAATGAACGAATTTTTTTAGGCCGGCCGGGAAGCTGACCCATAAAATAATCACCAACATAGTCTGATATATTTGTTCTTCTATTACCGACTGCTTCTCTTAAGATGTTGTCACTCGTGAAGTTTTTCTTAAGAAATTCACCCTCAGTCCCAACAGCAGTAAAGTCTTTACCAATTTCATCCCAGTTAAATAATGCAGCTTTAAACTGTGCAAATTTGTTACCAGAGCCTTGAGAAGCAATTCCTTCAGGAATTGGAGATGGTTTTGGACGTAGATATTTTTTAACAAACTCATCATGAGTAAATTGTGGAATTCCTTTTGCAAAAGCTGGAGATTCACATAGAAATTTAACGTCCTTCGAAGAAAATCCTGGAAATTGTCCCGGAGGGGCGTCAAGAGATAATGTTGCGCTAGGATCTAAAAATGGCTGTATATCTCCAGTTGAATCTTTTATTTGTCTTATAACCCATAATCTTCTCGGATCATTAAATGGAGAACCAGAAAAATCATTCAAAGAGCCTTTAGGCAAAAAAGTCGGGGGCGCGAGGATATCCATTGGGCTTCCCGAGAATAATCCAACAATAGATACTGGTTGTCCGTATTGGTCTTTGAACCATTCTTCTTTTAATTTCTCTTCGTCAGAGCTTACTTCTTCCGCGCTGCTGATGGCCGAAAACATTATCCCAAATGAATCGTGAGCTTTTACACCATTTTTCTTTAAACTTTCCCAAACTTGCTCATATACGTCTCTTAAAGATTCTGCTTCATCTTTAAAAATAAAACTTGTATATCCCTCACCTGGTCCGAAATAAACAATTCCTGAACTTATTGTTTTTTCTTCATATTCTTCATATTTTAAAGCAAGAACTTCCATCCTTCTTGAAAATTCTATAAAACTACTAAATTCAACCGTATCAAAATCCTTTACATCCCATGTAGTTACTTCCAGATCAATATCACCGGTATCAACAAAGCCAGTTTCAAGATATCCCATACTAAATAGAAATTTAACTGGATCACCTGGACGGGGAGACACATGGGGTACGGATTCTTTAGTAACAAGTAGTAATAATTTTGTTACCTGTTCCTGAGTGATGCCGGCTTTGGCGTCTTCCGCTAATAAAGCATGTAGCGCCTTTTTTTTGGCGGCGGCCTCATATTCTGACTTCCAATTACCGGTATAACCCAACGTTGCTTGTTCAATATGATCAGTAACAACAAATATTTTTTGGTTCAGTCCAGTTCCTTCAATCCATGGGACTCCAACTTTTTTTTCAGTCCAACTTTTTCCGTCTTCTGTCGTTGTTATTGACATTTGTTTTTCCTACGTAGTATTTACGTGCCTACTCAAAATATAAACATCGCTCCAATCATTTAAATAGTCTCGCGACAACCCCTGTAGAGCACTAGCGATATTGAATAAATTTTGGTCAAGAATGCCGCCTGCAAGGAGCGCATGATCTGCTGCACCTATTGATACACTAGTGCTTGGAGCGGTACTAATAAATGGGGAAGATTCTCCCTGTCCCGGAAGTGTAAATTGACTTTCGTACTCACCAACTGTATAATACACCGGAACTCCACCAGCTGCTAAAGTCTTTATCGGATCCGGAATTACAGTTTTCATACCTGAAGGTAACACATGTCTGTGAGAACCCAATTTCTTATTCAGCAATAGTTGAGATTTATTTAAATTAGCAATTTGTTTTACGATATGATCCATATACGTGAGTGTCATCCACAACATATTTTTTAAATTATCCCCTTTAACAAGAGGTTGAAGATCTCTGTCGTCATTGTTTACCAAAAAATCAATCTTTGTATGCGCTCTTGTGGGCCGGCCTCCAGTATGCTCAGTATCAGAATTGGCAATTATTTTAATTCCGCCATCCCTACTTATAAAACGAAGTGCATCGGCCTTCACAACAATAGCAGATCTTCCTGTAACAGGTCCTTCCATTGACCCGTTGGCACAGTAAAAATTATCATCAACATCAGTTTTTTGACTTAAATATATCATTGCACCATCATACCTATTGCTAGGATTGTGCAAAAGTGGTTCACCGCTTGGAGCAGTATCCGCCCAATGGCCTTTTGCACCAAAAAATCCTGGATTACATGAACCATAACCTGCTGTTATTCTAATAGCAAATGCTTGAGTATCTCCCTGACCTCCATAACCACTATTAATAGAATGAGTTCTGTCTCTGCCTAATACTATACCAACGCCTCCCCTGAAACCATCTAAGTCATTTAATCCAATAAAATGCTCACACTCAGCTGTATCATAAACGCCGGTTGGCTCATGCCTTTTTGTACAACCAACTCCAGTATGCGCACTCTTCGGGGCTTCCGAAAGGAGTTTTGCTTTTTTCGGATCTAGGCCGAACATTTCAATGGCTGGTTTTAACTTGTTTCTCGGAGCCCTAAGAAGCGGCTTAGAAACCGCTAATGGTGGGCCCGTATCTCCTGGTACTTCAAAAATAGCCATCTATTATCCTACACTTATTCCTAATGTTTCATTCAAAGCGTCATTCCAAGGTTCGCGGTGGCCCGGGCGAATAATATATTTTTCCCAGTTCGGGTATTGAGCCTGATGTTCTTTCATATATTTAATGCCTTGTACATAACTCGCAAGAGATGTTGATGGAAGGCCAACAAAATCAAACCAACCCGGGTGCCTTAGCTGGTCAAGGGGGAAATGACCACCCCAACGAAACCCATAATATTTAAAAATCGATATAACAAGATCGGGCAATTTTTGTTTATGCTTCTTATCTTTCCAATTCTGCCATCCTTTCTCACCCCCTTGTTCGCCTTCTTGCATGCCCGTAATTGCGTGATTTACGGCTTTATTAATTTCTATTCCAAGGCCCCACCCCCAGATTTTCTCTTGGCGCCCTGGATACGGTTGCGGCTTCTGCCATCCGCGGATACTATGTATTTCAAAATTTTTCAATTCTTCTTTGTCGGTGGGCGT